AGGCAACGAGTTAAGCACGCAATCAGCGATCAGGCGCGGATCGGGATCGCTGACCACGCCAAAAGCCTCGCGCGTTAACAGGCGGACTGCGGCGCCCCAATCATCTTTATTTTTCGACCGCCCGGACGGTGGAACTTCGGGCTTCGCCGTCAGCTCGGTCCGGGCGGAAGTTTTAGTGGTGCTCATCGCGTCATCTCCCAGAGCCCTCCATGCGGGCCGTTGTGAATCTCAACAATCCCGGCAGCCTTAGCGGCGCGGGTAAGCGTGCGGCGGCTAACGCCACGCTCCAAACCCTCAGCGACGATCTCGGCTATCGGGATGCGGTCACGGTGGGCGAACATTTCAGCGAGCTGCGCATCAGCAATCTCGCGCTTCGTAAGAGGCTCCATATCCGCCAAGCCTAGCCGCGCCAGCTAGTCATGTCAAGCAAAGTTAGAGGAGGGCGCATGCCCGCAGAGCACAACACTGAGGAGCGCAAGCTGCTCTCCACAGAGGAGATGAACAACCTCCCCGACGAGGACTTTGCGTACATCGAGCCGGGTGGCGAGAAAGACGCGAGCGGCAAGACCACCCCACGCTCACTGCGCCACTACCCGGTGCAAGACAAGACGCACGCCCTGAACGCGCTTCAACGCGCCGAGGCGCAAACCAAAAACGACGGTCCCGGCAAGGACATTGCTGAGAAGGCGATGCCCGCCATTCTCGCCGCATGCCACAAGTTCGGGATCGATGTGGGCGGTAACAGCGAAGCGAAATCGTTCCGTGCCGATGCCGCGGACTGCTCAACATGTGACGGCACCGGCAAAATCAAGGCTGGCACCACCACCTGCCCAACATGCAACGGGACCGGCAAACAAACCGATGAGGCTGAGTCCAAGCCAAGGATCGGGAGTGTCCGGGAGCCGGTACCCGCCGCGTTCCGTGGCGACATGATTCAGGTCCGTGAGGAGCGGGTACCGGTCCGCCGCGAGTTTGAGCTGCGAGAAGTCCCGAACGGGGCTGGCGGCACAAACCTGCGGTTCACCGGGTTCGCGTGCGTCACCGACGCCCGCTATGAGATGGAGGACTGGCTCGGCACGTTCGGCGAGACCGTTTCAAAAGGCTCGTTCACGAAAACCCTCGACGAGGGTGCTGATGTGGCGTTCCTGCTGAACCATCAAGGGATGGCTCTCGCGCGCACGAAGAGCGGCACGATGAAACTGTCTGAGGTCACGGAGCCGGGACTGAGCCCTGTCATCGGGGTGACCGGGCTGCACACCGAGGCTTTGCTTGACGCCGCGAACCCGCAGATCGCTGCGATCCGGTCCGCGGTTGAGCGCGGCGACCTGGATGAGATGAGTTTCGCGTTCCGTGTGATGCGCCAGGAATGGAACGATGATTACAGCGAGCGGTACATCAACGAGGTGTCGCTTGACAAGGGAGACACCTCGCTTGTGAACTATGGCGCGAACCCGCATACGGGTGGCACGGTCGCGTTGCGGCAGCGTGCGATGACCCGTGACCGTTTTGATGTGCAGGCCGTGCTCGCGGCGGCTGTTGCGGAGATGCGTGCCGGCAAGACGATCAGTGCGCAAACGGCCGCGAAGTTGCAGGAGGCTTACCCGCACCTGGATTCGATGGGTGCGGCGGCCGACGGCATCAAGAGCATGGTTGATGATTTGATCGCGATGAACGCACCGGACCCGGAGGCTGAGTCGGCAGCGCCACCGGACGTGTCGGCTGCGCTTGGCTGGTTCCGGTCGATGGATTTGAATGCGGATCGGGCTCGTCTTGCACTTCTGCGCAACCGGAGGGCTGCCTAATGGCTGACATTGAGCCGATCACCGTTGAGGTCAACGCGGACACATCCAAGCCCGAACGCTCCCTTGAGCAGTTGGAGCGATTGACAAGCCCGAGTGTGCGGATCACGCATGAGCCGTTAACCTACCGTCGTGACACTCCCGCCTCCTACTTTCAGGACTTCCTGTTCCGGGACAAGCCCGGTGCGCAGGAGCGACTCAGGCAGCACGCCAACGAAATGGACGTGCTCCGCGTCGACCGTGCCAAGGCGCAGCACGCACGGCTCCATGCAGCAGGCATTGAGTACCGCATCGAACCGAACCGCACCGACGGGTACGGCGGCTACTTCTCCCCGCCCGCATGGTTGAACCAGCAGTTCGCGACCGGCCGACACGCACCACGGGTACTAGCCGACCTGATCGCGACCGCGGGCGCCGCGTTCCCGCTCCCGGCCGGTGTGTCACAGGTCAACATCCCGATCATCATGGCGAACGGCACATCCACCCAGATTCAGGGTGATGACAATGCCGTCCCAGGGAAAGGCATCACCGACCAGGCTGGGACGGGTGCGGTCGTGACGATCTCAAGCACCGAGGCGATCTCACTGCAGCTACTGGAGCAGTCCCCTGCGGGCGCGCACATGGACTACGTGATTTTCAAGGACATGAAAGAGTCCTATGACGCGCAGCTCGAGGCGCAGTTGATCGCGGGCACCGGAAGCGTCACGCCTAACGGCGGGTCGAACCAGATCCTTGGTGTGATCAACGTGCCGGGCATCACTGTCGTGCAGTACAACTCCGGTTCGCCAACGGGCCCGGCAATGTGGCCGTCGTTCGGTCAGGCTGTCGGTACGCTCGCGGACACGCGGCTGCTGCCCCCGGAGGTGTGGTTGTGGCGTACGGGCCGGTTCGCATGGTTGATGGGGCAGGAGGATTCGCAGAACCGTCCGCTTGGTTTGCCATCCCCGTTCTTTTTCGGTAACACCGATGACAGCCCCGACCCGATCACCGGCATTTACGGTTACCCAGTGTTTGGTGATGAGGCGATCCCGAACACGTTGACGTTCAACGCTGCCACAAGCACCTTCTCGAACGGTGCGACCATAAACCAGGATGTGCTGATCGCGTTGCGACCATCGGACCTGATGCTGTTCGAGGGTGACTTCCAGGTGTCCGAGAACCCTGACCCGCTTTCTGGTGCTCTTGGAACCCGGCTGGTGATGCACAACTATGTTGCTGCGATCACCCGGTATGCGACGAGCATCGCGGTCGTCACTGGGACCGGGTGCTCATACCCGACGGCCTACTGATCTTCTAACCCCTTGTAGGACCCTTTGCGCCGGACCCCGGCCCGGGCGTACGCCGACCATTCCCCTTGGGGGTGGCTCACCTACGCTCAGGACTGGGGCACCACCCGAAGGGAGCAAGCAAACCACACGCCAGACCTGGCGTGTTCTCCCCGAAAGGATGGTGGGCTAATGCCTGCCGAAATCAAGGACCGGACGCTCTCTGAGCGCCTGGAGGCGAAGCGTGCCGAGATGGTTGAGGCCATCGAGAAGCGCATCAATGAACGCGAGGCTCTTGAGCACGCGTTTGAGGAGCGGATGGGTGGTGACAAGAAGCCGTCTGATGCTGAGGTCACCGCTCACACGGAGCAGCGTGCCGCGTACCGTGCCGAGATGGATCAGGCATGGGCTGAGGTCGCTGAGCTTGACGCGCGTGTGAAGGATCAGGCGGACGTTGAGCGGCGTCGTGACGAGGCTGCTGACGCTGCGAAGCGTTCCGCGATCGGTCCGGTCGAGATCGTGGTTGAGCCGATGACGTATGAGCGGTACAAGGCTCAGGGTGAGGACGGTGTTTCGTACTACCGTGATCTCGCCGCCGCGCTTGTCCCGGGCATCGTGTTTCAGGGCACCGACCAGTCGCAGGCGCTTGAGCGTCTGAACCAGCACGCAAAGGAACTCCGTGTGGAGATGCCGAAGCGTGAGAAGGAGAAGACGGCACGCGCAAGGAAGCAGCTTGACGAGGCTGAGGGCCGTGCTCTCAGTTCCATCGGCGATCCGTTCTCGCAGAACAGCCAGAAGTTCCGGGATATCTACAACCCGTTTGAGCAGCGTGTTGAGCCGAACGCTCAGCCCGGTGCCGGCGGCTACTTCATCCCCCCGCTTTGGCTTGTTGACCAGTTCATCCCAGGGCTCCGTGCCCACCTGATCGCAGCCGGACTATGCCGTCAGCTTGACCTGCCGGCCGGTACCGACTCGATCAACATCCCGAAGCTCGCGAACCTGACCACGGTCGGGTATCAGCAGATGAACAACGCCGGTCTGCCGTCCGCGGACTGGTCGGACACGTCTGTCACGGCGAACATTAAAACGATCGGGGGTTACTCCGATGTGGCTTTGCAGCTGCTGGAGCAGTCGCCGCACATGATCGTTGATGAGGTCGTGACAACGGACCTGATGGCCGCCCACAACAAGTTCCTTGACCAGCAGGTCATTGCCGGTGACGGCATCGACACCGGGTCTTTGAACGGCGGGCATCTCCAGGGCATCTACAACGGTGCTGGCGGGTCCGCGTGGTCAAACGCGAACGTTGTGACGTACACGTCCGGGTCACCGGCACCGTGGCACTTCCCGTCGATCGTGGGTGCGATGGCATCCCAGATCGCGGAGACACGTTTCGACGCGAGCAATTTCAAGCTCGTGACGCACGGCCGCCGGTGGTTCTGGGCGTCGACTGGTGTGGACTCGAACGATCGTCCGTTGGGCGAGTCAATGTCGGGTGGCCGGTTCAACATTGCTGCGGCGGTGCAGTCCGGTTTGCAGGCCGAGGGTCTGGTCGGCACGATGCCGGCGGTTGCTGATGTGCCGGTTTACATTGACGACAACATCACCACGACGGACACGACCGGCTCGGGCAGCGGTCAGGATGTCGCGATCGCGGCACTGTGGGATGACTGCTGGCTGTTCCGTGGTGATGTGCGCACGAACGTGTACCGGGAGATCCTGTCCGGGTCGCTTGGCGTTCGTTTTCAGGCGTACTCGTATGACGGGTTCCTGGTGCGTTACGGCCAGTCGCTTGCGATTGCGTGCGGCACTGGCTTCGCGGCTCCGCAGGGTGCCGTGGCCTCGATCCTGTACTAGCAGGTAGACGCAAACGCCCCGGGCCAATCCCGGCCTGGGGCGCCCTCTCGAATCTCTCGAAAGGAGATCAAATGCCTGGCGATCTCGTGGGCGGCGCCTACCCGCTGTCCTACTCGCTGCGTAAGGCCTTCGGGCTGCAAGCAAACGCCACTCAGGGAAACCTGGGTGTCCGGTCGAACGTTGAGTGGTTCGGCTATGCCGATATCACTGACGCGACGGCGTCTCTCGTTTCGGCTTCCATGACCGTTGTGGCGGTCCCGGTTGAGAACGGTGACGTGTTCACGACATGTGCCATTGCGGTCGGTAACACGGCGGCGGGCACCCCGACGCACCAGTGGGTGCAGTTGTACACGGGTGCGTTGACGACCGCGCTTCCTTTAGGCACGCAGTCGGTGGACGGCACTTCGACGGCGATCCCGTCGAAGAAGTTGTACACGTTCACGTTGCCTTCGGGGATTGTGATCAACACGAACTCGACGGCGAACGGTGGGAACGCCCCGTACGGCTACGTCTATGTTGGGATCGGGATGACGGCCACGACGGTCCCGTCGTTGTGTGGCGGGAATGTCGCGGTGAACTGCCAGTATGCGCGGTTCCCGAACTCGCCCCCGTTCCTGGCGGGGACGATCTCAGCATCGGGTGCTACCGCTCCGACGAGCGTCACTCTGGCGTCCGTCACAGCGATCGCCACCGTGCCCGAGGTGTACCTGTACTAGAAGTGAGCGCGCGCCCCGGCCCTGTGGTCGGGGCGCGTAGTTCGTTGACGTCCGGGGGGCTTCGCATAATCCTGCTCGCCGTTCCCAAGCCAAGGGGATTGATGGTCGCTTTAGTCGTGATTACGGATGGTCGCCGGGACTGCTTGAAGCGGTCGGCGGCGAGCATGCGTGAGCAGCTCAGGCCGTGGCCCGAGTATCGGTTCATCATTGATGACTCAGGCGATGAGGGCTACGGCCTGATGCTTGACGAGACGTTCCCAGACTTCGACGTTGCGCATCACAGCGAGCGGCGCGGGTTCTGCGGCACTGTCCGATCCGCATGGGAAGTCGGGCTCGCCTCGGGCGCGCCTTTCATTTTTCACGCGGAGGACGACTTCACCTACAGCGAGCCGGTCGATTTGAACGGGCTCGCCGTGGTTCTTGACGTGAACCCGCATCTGGCGCAGATCGCGTTGAAACGCCAGCCCGTGAACAATGAGGAACGCGCAGCCGGTGACTTCATGGGGGCGTGGCCTGCTGAGACATGGGTTCAGCGTGACGGGTTCATTGAGCATGAGCTGACGTTCACCACGAACCCGAGCCTGATCCCGCGCAGGGTGATCGAATTGATCCTCTCCACCGGTGTGGATTGCGCGGAGACGATCATCACTGGCCAGCTTCTCGCGAACGGTTACAAGCTCGGGTATGTCGGTGAGGTCGCTGATCCGCCGAGGGTTGAGCACATCGGGGATCACCGGACCGCGGAGTGGACGCCGTAATGGCCTCGAACTGGAAACTAGAGCTAGCCGAGAAGCGCATCGTGGAGCTTGAGGCCGAGAACGCAAAGCTAGCCGCCGCACTTCAAGCGCTCGAGACGCGCGTTATTGACGCGGCCGACGCGCTTGGTTTGATCCTCTGGGATCCGGAAGTGGACCGATGACTGGCTACGACGATCAGTTCTGGATCGACTCGACCCGTGAGGCGACGGATGCAGCTCCGATCATGCTGCCGGTGGTCCTTGAGGCGACGAAGGCCAAGACGGTGATTGACGTGGGCTGTGGGCATGGCGTCTGGGCTGCGACGGCGGTTGAGCTTGGTTGTGAGGCGTGGGGCGTCGATGGGTATGTTCCTCCCGAGCGCTTGCGTCTGGCACCGGATCGCTTTCTGCAGGTTGACCTCAAGCGCGGCTTCGATTGTTCGGGCCTTGATCTGTCGATCTGCCTTGAGGTTGCGGAGCATTTGCATGAGGCCGCCGCGCCGCTACTGGTCGAAGGATTGTGCAAAGCCAAGTTCGTGTTCTGGTCCGCAGCCATTCCCGGCCAGGGTGGGATCAACCACTTCAACGAGCAGTGGCCGTCATGGTGGGCGCGTCTGTTCGCCCGTCACGGCTACGTCGGGTCGAGTGACATCGGGACCCGCTTCTGGGATGACCGCCGAATCGTGAGTTTCTACCGTCAGAACGCGATCGTTTGGGCTACACCTGAGAATCTTGCGGAAGCGGGGTTTGAGGAAGGTGTGCTTGATCGGACGCACCCGGATAAGGCGCTCGGGCTGTGACTGTCGCCGGGATCAGCATGGTCCGCAACGAGGCTGACATCCTCGATGCGTCGATCCGTCACATGCTCAACCAGGGCGTGGACTTCCTGCTGATCGCGGATCACGGCTCGACGGATGGGACGCGGGAGATCCTTGAGTCCTTCGATGAAGTGACGTGGATGACGAACGACGATCCGGATTACCGGCAGGTTGCGTGGATGAACGAATTGGCGTGGCTTGCGCACTCGCGCGGCGCTGACTGGCTGATCCCCTTCGATGCCGATGAGATATGGCTCTCAGCCCTCCCGGACCGGGTGGATCGGCTTACTCTCAAGGAGCATCTTGAGGGCTGGCCCGACGGCCGCACTGGGTCCTACTGGGCGACGCTCTACCACCACCGCGACTGGGACCATAAGTTCATTCCTGCTGAGCCGCTTCCAAAGGTGGCCTATCGCTGGTCATCGACCGCGAAGCTCGCGGCGGGCAATCATTCCGTCGAAGGGCTTGATCCGCGATGGATGGTCGGGAGCGGCCTTGAGATACGCCATCTTCAGTACCGCTCGGCTGAGCATTTCATCGCGAAGGTCCGAGATCACAACTCGACGTTGACACCGGAGATGCGTGAGCGTGGGGAGGGTGCCCACAAGTCGCAGTACGAGGGCCTCTCACCGGCCGCGCTTCGGAAGGTGTACGAGCAGATGTGCGCTGAGCCTGTCATCTACGACCCGATCCCATGTTCACGGTAGTCACGGTCAGCATCCCCGAGCGCCATGATCTACTCGCGCGCGCCTGCGAGTCAGTCAGAGCGCAAACCTACGGGCCTGTGCCGCACCTGATCCGCATCGACGAACCTGGGGCGACACTCAGCACCCGGCATGTGGCGATGCAACGAAACGCGCTTTTGCCGGCGATTCAGACACCGTGGATGGCCGTCCTCGATGATGACGACACGTTCGAGCCGACCTACCTTGAGCGGTGCGCGCAGGCGATTGCTGAGCATCCGGACGCGAGCGTCGTTTACACGTACTGCCACGGTCATGCGCACGCGGAGGGACCGTTCGACGCTGAGCGCCTCCAGCGTGAGAACTACATCGACGGTGAGGCCTGCATCAGGGTCGTGGATCTTGGCTATCCGGGCGATGGCTCTTACGATGGCGGCTATCCCGAAGTGTCTAACCAGGTTGAGGACTGGGAAGTCTGGAAAGACTTCGCGGACCGCGGTCTCAAGTTTGTTTGCATCCCTGAGCGGTTGCGGATGCATGGTCGCGCTCAGCGAAACGTGACCGGATGAGAGTCGCGATCTTGATTCCAGTGCTCAATCGGCCGCATCGGATTGAGCCGCTGCTGAAGAACATCTTCGCCACAACGCCGGAGCCCTTCCGCGTCGCCTTCGCCGCGAGTGACCAGCCGACCATCGATGAGATCATGCGTCTCGACTTGTGGGGAACCGAATTCATCACCGACGAGGGCGACACCTACCCGAACCGCATCAACGCTCTGTTCGACGCCACGGACGAGCCCTACGTCTTCCTGGCCGCCGACGATTACAACTTTCGTCCCGGCTGGCTGCCACCCTTGCTTGAGGCTCAGCGGCAGATGGGGCCAGGGGTCGCGGTTCCGAACGATCTGCATAACCCGTACGGGACTTGCGCGCTGGTCAGCCGGGAGTATGTGTTGGAGGTCGGCGCGGTGTTGGACGAGCCGGGGCATGTGCTCTGCTCGCAATATCTTCACAACTGGTGCGATTCGGAAATGCAATTGACCGCTAAGCGGCATGGACGTTTTCGTTACGTCGAGGAAAGCGTTGTGGAGCATCTGCACCCGTGCACCGGCAAGCTGCACGCGCTGCCTGAGGACCCCACTTACGCCAAGGGGAACCGCACCTTTCTCGAAGATCAGCACACCTTCATGACCCGGGAGCACCTGTGGCGCGGGTGGTAGATGTTCCGGTGTTCATCACCTGCCGCGACAGGGTGACCGACCTGCGTCACATGGTCCAGTGGTTCGAGCGCGCGGCCTGCCAGCACATCTTCCTGATCGACAATCAGAGCACTTACCCCCCCCTGATCGAGTACCTGGAGCAGTCCCCGCACGAAGTGATCTGGCTGGGGCAGAACCACGGGCCGCGAGCACTGTGGAACGTGAACCTTACGCCAACGTCAAGATACGTTCTGACGGACCCTGATCTTGATCTTCGCGGCCTGCCGCTTGATGCCATCGACCATCTGGCCGACATCATGGACAAGTACCAACGCCCGAAGGTCGGGCTCGGTTTACGCCTCGATGATGTGCCCGAAACGATGCCCAGCTTGGAATGGGAGCGCCGCCTGCTCGTCCCGGACAAGTCGAAGAACGACTGGTGGGCTGGCGAGATCGCGCACGGCGTCTACGACAGCCTGATCGACACAACGTTCGCGTTGTACGAGGCCGGCAGCGGATTTCAGTATGAGGCGATCCGCACCGGCTTTCCGTACCTGGCTCGTCACACGCCTTGGTACATGACGGAGGCTGACGATGAGTGGAGCTACTACACAGCCCGCGCCGAGCACGGACCGAACGGAACCACAACCCAAATCGGTTAGGGTCCTTCACGAACCATCCGGCAACCTCGTGATCGCCATGCGCGCCATTGATCCGCCGGCACCGATAGGAACCGCACTAACCCCCGTCTATGTGCCGTACACGAAGGTTCTGCCGCAAGTAGTAGTGGCCGCTCCTGAGCCCGCGGTCTGGGTGGACGTGTCTAGTGACCCGTTGGCGTACTGGGGTCTGATGGTTGATCTTTGGGAACGGCAACAGGATTTCGTGATCCTTGAGCATGATGTGCTCTACCGTCGCGGCATTTTGGGCGGCTTCGGGGTTTGTCCCGAGCCTTGGTGTCTGCATGCTTACCATCCTGGCTGCCCGTGCGGAAATCCGGCGTGTCGCGAAACACAACGGAACAATCTTGGTTGCACCCGCTTTCGGCGTGAGTTGATGCAGGCCGTCCCAGATGCGGTTAGTTCGATCGGGATCGAACTTCGGCATTTCTCCCGGTTGTGTGACGGGCTCGGGGCTAACCTGCGCGCGGCCGGGTTCGCCCATCACTTCCATGAGCTGGGCGTTGCCCACGTCAAAGGAGAGCAGCTATGAAATGCACCGACACCCCAACTAAGGCGGCCGTCGAGCGCGCCCAAGCACTTCAAGCCACACGCGATTCCGCGATGGTCGATACCAAGGCTGCGCGCGCCCGGGCGGCAGGCAGCCCCAACGAGCGTGCCATTCCAGCCAATGACAAGGAAACGAGGTAGCCGTAATGCCGACCGATGACCCCACCCTTGAGGAACGAGTCGAGAAGCTTGAGCACGCGTTCGAGATCCTCGCCAACGTTGACCCTCACCGCAACCGTTCGCTCAAGGAGGGTTTCGAGGCGCTCATCGCGCATTTACATCCGGAGCGCGGGTTTTCGGTCTCGGCGGCGGCGGTTCCGGCCGTAGCCGAGCTTGAGCCGACCGAGTTGGTGAAGCCACCGACGCACGGGAAGGGTTCGGGCACTGAGGATTGGCGTGCGTACGCTGAGTCGCTCGGGATTGAGGTCGGTCCGGATACAACGAAGGCTGCGATCATTGAGGGTGTCGAGGCGTTCGAGGCGCAGGAAGCAGGGCAGTAGCTTTGACTCGCAAAGAGCGCATCGAGCAGCTAGAAGCCGAGGTTGCGAATCTCAAGATTCAGCTAGCCCAGCTCGCGGCTGCCCCACGGCTGGTGGAGCATTACCATCACCACGCATCCCCCACTGTGCCCACGATCCAGCCGTGGCAGCAGCGGGTCCCGTGGCACACGATCATCTGCCAGACAAGCCAGGCAGCCCAGGCACAGGGCGTCGTCGGCCAACCCTCCTTCATCCGCCCCTGAGATGGGCACCTTTACCTTGATGGGCTCAACGTCCGGGCTTGCCTCCGGGCAGTCCGTAACCGGCCCTATCACGATGACGGGCGTGAACACGGTCGGGTCGATCATCGACGCGAACCTGTCGAGCGGCGATAACACGTTCGCGGTTCCGTCATTCCCACCCGCTGGCCAGGTGACGGCTGTCGCGATCTTCTTGGGTTCGGGTCCGGCGGTGACGGTGAAGGTCCGCACGAACCTGAACGTCGGGGATGGTGGCCTTGAGATCGCGCCCTACTCCGGCGTCGGCTTCGCGGTGTTCCCGTTGCCGGCCGGTTCGACTGAGTTGATCTTGAACTCGTCGGGTAGCTTGGCGGGCATTGAACTGAAGTTCATCTAGCACTGATCGGAGGGCCGCAATGACCGTTGACCTTTCGATCACGCAGGGCACAACCAGCCCAACGCTGTACCTCACGATCACCGACCAGAACGGCAACCCGATCAACCTCGCATCAGCGAAGTTCCTGATGCGCGACATCGCCTACCAAACGCCGCACGTCGACGCGGCCATGACGATCGTGAGCGCCCCCGCCGGGACGGTCAGCTACGCATGGTCCACCACCGACACCGCGTATGTCGGCCTGTTCATGGGCCAGGTGCTCTGGACCGACACCAGCGGCAACACCGGCGCGTACCCAAACTCCGGCTACCTCACCATCGAGGTTCAAGAGAACCTGCTGACGGACACTGAGCAGCAGATCATCACGCTCGGAGTCGCGAAAGACCTCCTGAACATCGGGTCACAGGACCACTCCCACGACACGAAAATAATGCGGTTCATTCGTGCCTGGACGCCCGTGATTGAGTTTCACGCCGGGCCGATCATCCAAGCGACCTATGAGGAATGGCATCCGGGCGGGTCAACGTCGATCACGTTGAAACGTCGGCCAAGCACCAGCTATGGCACAACCCCGGTTCTGTTTCTCAATGCGTGCTCTGAGTACAACGGGCCGATCGAGTGGGAGTTGGCGATCATCTCCAGCCCCGATCAGGGGCAGACGTATTCGTGTCAGTTGGACGCGAACTACGGTCAGGTTGTGAGGCGTACCGCGGGTGGTGGGGTCGCGCCGTTCGCCACGTCCGCGAACATGCCTCAGAGCGTGCATGTGTGGTACACGGCCGGTCAGCAAACGGTGCCGGGGAATGTGCAGGAGGCGATGGGTGTGCTGCTCCAGTTGCATTATCAGAAGACGCAGCAGGGAGCCCCCGCGGGGTGGGGTGGTCGGGATGCGAGCACTGGTGAGCCGACTGGTTCACCGATCGGGTTTGCGTTGCCTGGCAAGGTTCGCGAGCTGCTTCTGCCGAACCGGCGCGCGCCGTCCTTCGCCTAGAGATGCCCGGCAACTTCTCCACTCAAGGTGTCGTCACCGACGCCATCCTTCAACTCCTCGCAAACCAGAACCTGACGTACGCGGCACCCTTCGCGCAAAACCCGACACCCGTCCCGATCTTCGACGGTCCCCCCGGCGGTGCGGGTGTCCCCCCCGTGTTCATCGCGATCGGCGGGCAAGATCCGGAGCTCACGATCGGCACTGAGGACTGGTCATGGCTCGGGACAGCCTCCCGGTATGAGAATTACAACCTGATCGGCCACACGTACGCGTATGTCGGCGGTGATGACAACCTCGGGCAGTTCCAATCGAATGATGCGCAGAAAACAGCACGCGACCAGGCGATCACGCTTGTCCAAGCGGTTGAGGCGGCATTGTGCGGCGATCCGACCTTGCATACCGTGAACACGACGACAGTGAACTATCCGCTTGTGACGTGGGCATATGTGGTGAAGGTGAATTTGGTTCAGCCGACCGCTGATGATCCGAATCTCGCGTCGGGTCGCTGGGCTGGGTGCGATTTCACCATAAACGTGAAGAACACGCTCACGGGCCCGAGCGTCGTCTGGTCTTGATCGTCTTAGCGTCGCACCTTCTTGGTCATGGGCATGCGGCGTTCAACATTACCCGGCATCGGGTCGTGCCCATCGAGTGTCGTGATGACTTCGACTATTGGGAGGGCGTGAACGAATGGTGGTGGAGCGATGAAACGATCGTCCTGCTCGAACATGATGTTGAGTGCGATGACTCGCATCTGGACGAGCTACACGCCTGCGAGCACACCGCCTGTTTCTGGCTCTATCGCGGTCACTGGCAGACGACTCACGTACCAGACGGCATCTTGGCCGCTACACGGAACGGACTGCCTGTCGGTGACGGGGACGAGTGGGCTGACTGGACGGCGATCGGGCTACTCAAGCTGACGCCCGAAGCGCGCACGGGTCGTCTACGTCGTGAGCCGTGGAACGCCCTTGAGTTTGCGGTGAATGACGCGAGCACCGGACCTATTCATCTTCACGGACAAAACGGCCACGAGGTCACCCACCATCACTTCTGAGGAGGCTCCCATGCCGAAGCTTTACAACGCAGACCCGTTCCCCGCGATCGTTCACGCCGACGAACCCGCCACTATGCCCGGTGACCCGCGTGATTTCACCCCCCTAGAACTTGAGAACGGCATCGCCGGGAACTGGGTCAAAACCGACCCGCGTTCCGGGCTTGCCGCCGAGCGCGTCTTCAAAGCGAAGCGTGATAAGGCCGTCTCGGCACCTGAAAATGCCGAGCCAGACGGTAAAATTGACATAGATGGGAAGGCCGCGGATACATCCCCACAGGGCGGATGACAGGCATCCCGCATTGCTGTGACTACTGCGGGAACGAGTATCTAGCGCGCCTAGATAGCCCTGCGCGATTCTGCTCGCGACAATGCTCTGGGAAGGCTTCCAACCCACCGAAGACGCTAACCGACCGTGAGGGGTACCTGCGGTGCGTCAAGTGTCTAGAGATTAAGCCCGAGGACGCATTCTCGCGGTCTGCGAGAAGTCCGACCGGCCGCAAGCCGACCTGTCGAGATTGCGTAGCTGCGGCATGGCGAGCGAATCGAACACCCGAGCAGTTAGAGCGTCTGCGCGCCAACGGTAAGCGGTACTACGCCGAAAACGTCGAGAAGGTGGCGGCGTACCAGCGCGCTTACCGTGAGGCCTATCCAGAAAAGGCAGCTGAGCGCAACCGTCGCTGGGCGCAGGCCAACCCACACAGGCGTAGCAAGGCAGAGCAACGCCGACGCGCACTCCGGATCGCGGCCACCATCGTCGAACCCACCGCAGCGGCTCTCAAGGCCAAGTGGGATTACTGGGGGCGCTGTTGGATTTGCGGCGGTCCGCCCGACACTTGGGATCACGTGAAACCGCTCGCAAAGGGCGGCTCTCACTGTCTCGCCAATCTTCGCCCGGCTTGCCGGTCGTGTAACGCCAGTAAAAGCAGCAAGTGGCCTTGGCCATACCACCGAGCCTTCCCCAAAGGGAGGTCAACCTAAAGGAGTTATCATCGCTACTAGCATTGGCTCGGGACTCGGCGGGTATGTTCTCGCGTCCCAGCAAACAACCTATGGCGGCACCCCGAGCTTCGGTTCGGCACGCACGCTAGGCACCTTCAAGAGCTGGAAGCCGACGGTTCGGCCTCACCCGTTGCAGGGTGGCCCGTACCTGCGTAATGGCCAGTCCGTTGATCAGGGCTCCGCACGACTCCTGATCTGGCAGGATGGCATGGCAACGGTCAGCGGTGATGTTGCGACGAGCGGCTATGCGCTGCTTCTCGCGTCCGCTATCGCGCCGGCGTCCGCGACCCTGACGCAGCTTGGCACCACCACCGCCTATGGGCTTGGTGGCGCGTCCGGGATCTCCTATGGTGTGCCGGACCTGAATAACACGTTCCTTGACTGCCAGGTCGCTGTCCCGGACTCCGGGTCCGCGTCGGTCACTCCCGGCACGCTGCACCCGGAAACATTCCACTCCGGGGTCATCCAAACCTCCACGTGGGTGTTTGATCGTACGAACTATGTCAGCTATGAGCATGACATCGACTTTCAGCAGTATGAGGTTACGACCGCGCTCACAGCCGCGTCGGAAACGGGCGGTCCGATCCCGTTCGACATGGTCAACAACGGGGCTGTCGGTAACACGTCGACGGTGAAGATCGGGGCGTTCGGCTCCGAGATCCTCGTTTCCGGTGCCCGCAAAACGACGATCAAGCTGGAACGCAAAATGGATCTTGAGCGGATCTACGAGGGGTACCAGTACAAGCTTGTGCCGATCACGAACGGGTTGACGAAGATCACGGTCACGATCGACGCGGACTACACGTCGGACATGAAGACGGCGCTGTTTGACCTGTTCATCGCCGGTACGCCGATCTCGGTGGTCGCGACAGCGGTCGGTCCGCAGATCGGAACGTCGATCTACTACAACACGTTCCAGCTGAATCCTACGAACTGTTTCGTGGATACGAACGGTGAAGCGCCGTTGGATGGGCCGGACCTGATCAAGAACTCTGTGAGCTTGTCAGGCACGATTGATGCCAACAATGACGCTGCATTGAAGGCCCTTCTTTACACTGCGGACAGTTCTTTCTGAGTTTCAAGCCTGTCGCTAATCGTCCCTTCGGGGGTGTGCGCGCCGTGGCTGGTGTGTACTGCGGGCGGTGGCACGGCACCACGCGGCCCGCAACCCCTGCCGATCACCTAAGCCAATGGAGAAACAACTGATGGCGCAACGCGACGTGTGGATCATCAAATGGGAAGACCACGAGTACGAATGGTTCGGTATCTCAAGCCTCAACTCCAGTCGACTCCGGGCGTTCAAGCAGTATTACGGCCCGGACTACGGCAAGGCGTTGACGTTCCAAACCTTGTACATGTCTGGGGATGTTGATGCTGTTGCGTGTGTCATCTGGGCGGTGTTGAAGGAAGCCGCGAAGGAACCGGGCAGCGATATCAGGTGCCCTGATCGTCCGGATGGTTTGCCGGAGTTTTCGGTCGGGGATTTCGTGACCGACCCGGAGTTTGTTCGCAGAGCAAACTTTGATGATGGGGCGGACCCTACCGAGGGGGATATCAGCCCCCAGACCCCCGTCTCGACCAAGACATCGACCAGCTCCGCGGCGAAGCGCTCGGGTACTGCTGCGAGTTCGGCGGCGTAACCCCACGAGAACTGGATGAGCTGCCGTTTTTTGATTTGTTGTATTTGATGACGTGGTCGAAGGGCCGGTATGAGTTCACGACGAGGATGCAGGCTTTGGCTGCCGGAATGAAAGTGGGGTGAGCTATGCCTGTTGGTTATGTGGACACGCGCGCGGTGTCTCGGCTTGCGGCTGATTTGGCGAAGGCTTCTCCTGCGGCTTGGGCGGCGGCACGGGTTGGGTTGCGTGCCGCCGGGCAGATCGTTGCTGATGACGCGAAGTTGCGGACCAGCTATTCGTCGCGGATTGAGTGGACGATCAAGGTTCGTACGGGACGCGGCAATGTGAAAGTGATCGCTGGTGGTGACGCCGCACCGAACGCCGCGCCGATTGAGAACAAGGGTAAGGGCTTTGTTCGCCATCCCGTGTTCGGTAATCGGGAGGTGTGGACGGCGAAGAACTCTCATCCTGCGTTTCTTCAGCCCGCACTGGATTCTCACCGTGAGGAGGTTCTCGACATGATCGAAGCGTCCGTGAATCACGCGGTCGATCTTGCTGTCGGCGACGATAAGTACGGGGAACTGTAGGCGATGGCCGGCAGAGTTGTAGAGATCGTATTTCTGGCTTCAACTGCTGATGCTGAGGCGAAGATGGCGCGTCTTGGTGTCACGGCCAAGGCGACGGGGGATGTCATCGGTGACAGTTTCGACAAGGGCACGACCCGCGCGGGGAACATGCTTGAGCGTCTCGGCCGCCAGGGCGAGAGTTTCGGTGTTCCGTTCGCGGGTCATTTGACGACGATCGGTGAGAAGTTCGAGGAGGCTGATACTAAGGGCCAGAAGTTTGAGCAGACGATGAGCACCATTGGTGGTGCGACGTTGTTGGCGGCTGGTGCTGCGATGGCCGGGGTCAGTGTTGAGGCTGTGAAGCTCGGCATGTCGTTTCAGAAGAGTGTCGCTTCGATTGCCGGTAACTCGGATATCACGATCGCGAA